GAGCAAAATTACGCTGTTATAGAGTATATATTAATGAATTACTTTATGGAAGAAGGAAAACCTCGGCGTCGTGAAATGAGAATGGTTTCATCTAATGTTTTGTTGGATGCAGGTTTCACATTTTATGCGACGGAGACAAACCGTCGTATAAGGGCGCCATTTAGTCACTTTAATTATCCAATACCGTTTGCTACTTTATTTCCAACCACCTTGCAAGCTGTATGTGCGCGTTTAGATGCTCGTTTTTTTAAGTATATTGGGGTCAATGCACGAGAGCCAGAGAAGCCAGGGGTACCGACTTTGAAAGAGTTGTGCTTGCGGCAATTGCGTTTTACAGATGTTTTTACGCGTCAGTATGGTGGAAATAAAGCAGTAGTGAATACTATGGGGACAGTAGATCCGCATAAATTAGTTAAATTATTTGCGGAATTTTCAGGAGATGGGCTTAATAGAAGTCATTACCCACAGTATAGTCATTGGATAGTACCGGCTCTTCGGAGAATAGAATTTTTTTTAAAAGTGCCAGAAAATGAGTATAAGGTACCATTTAAGTATGATCCGGAGGAGTTGATACATTTTGTGTCGTATACGATGACGTCTGCAGGAATACGACCAGGAAAAGTTTATAAAGAAGTGGAAGAAGATGTACAAGTGACTAAAACACCTAATGGGAAAAAAATAGATCAATTTGCATATTATGCAGAAAAATTTCATGATGCAATGAGTAATCTATATTTTAATGGTTTGTCTTCTGAAGTGATAGAGCGTAAATTTGAGTCATATTGTCATATAAGTTTGAAGAATGAATTTCGATATGTATATCCGCCATCAGTTGAGTTGTGTGCGGAGTTAGTTGATAAGTGTCGAGAGTTCTTTATACCGAATATAATGCAGCAATTGTTGAGTAAGTTGCTGATGACCCCGCGACAGAAATTAGAACGAGGAAAATATATTCGTATAGGGCACAAGTGGACGTACGGGGGTGCAGAAGAGTTGGCAAAGTTTCTTTTAGCAGGTCATAAACGTATGCGGTGGCATACAGGAGATTTTAAGAAGCTAGATAAACATATAAAAGATTATTTTCTGGCATTGTATGTAGTGTCAGGGCAACGCTATTTTCAACGAGATCCTCAAACTCAACGGTTAGTCGATGATTTGTTCCGTTTGTTGACAGAAAAAGTATGTGTAAAGATTGTCAATCATGTAGGAGGAGCATGGACTATATGCGGGCGTTTATGTACTCAGGTGGATTTGAGACGTCACATGGAGATAGTTG